CGGGAGCAACTGGTGCTACAGGAGCAACTGGTTCAACAGGAGCAACAGGCTCAACAGGAGCAACAGGCTCAACGGGAGCAACTGGTTCAACGGGGGCAACTGGCTCAACAGGAGCAACTGGTAGTACAGGAGCAACTGGTAGTACGGGAGCAACTGGTGACACTGGAGCAACGGGTGGTACAGGAGCAACTGGTTCAACGGGAGCAACTGGTTCAACGGGAGCAACTGGGTCAACAGGAGCAACTGGGTCAACGGGAGCAACTGGGTCAACGGGAGCAACTGGTGACACTGGAGCAACAGGTTCAACAGGAGCAACTGGCTCAACGGGAGCAACAGGCTCAACGGGAGCAACTGGTTCCACAGGAGCGACTGGTTCCACGGGCGCAACTGGAGCAACTGGGTCAACGGGCGCAACGGGTAGCATTGGACCAGCAGGTCCATTAATAACTGGAAAAATTATATCAAATGGACCTGAATACCCACCTGGTTTAAACCCTGGTGAAAGTTCTACAGCCACTTTACAAGTTACAGAATCATCATATTTAACGTATATAGACACGGGAACAGTTATAATTATTACGGCTAATGAATCTGACGGGCCATATTGGTTAGTGACAGTTAATAGTACGGTAACTTCTACTACAGTAAATGTAACATTGACAAATATAAATAATGTAGCTTCATCTTGGAGTAGTGGGAACCCATGGGTAATGTCCGGTCCACAAGGGGCAACAGGATCAACCGGGCCTCAAGGCAGTGGAGTGTCATATTGGCAACTTAATTCTCCAACTAACGACACACTATATCCAAAATTGCTGTCTTATGTTAACCTAGACATGACTCAAGGTGGTGCCGTATCAAGTAACATAAGATCTGTTACATTTACAGGTAACTTGACAGGTAATGCTTCTACAGCGACCAGTTTAGCGAACGGGTCAGCAAGTCAAATACCATATCAAAGCGGTATTGGAACAACCAGTTTTTTAGCAAATGGAACAACTGGGCAAGTATTAACAAGTAATGGAGCATCTGCTCCAACTTGGACTAGTACATCTACAGGAAGTACCGCAAATACAATTGCTCTTCGTGATGGATCCGCAAATATTACAGCAAATGCATTCAACGCTACCTCCGATTATCGTATCAAAGAAAATGTAGTAAAATTGGATGAAACCTTTACAACAGATGCTTTAAATCCCGTATTTTATAAACTTATAAATAGCGACCAGCATAACATAGGCTTTTTAGCCCATGAACTCCAAGAGGTATATCCTTATCTAGTTACTGGTGAAAAAGACGGTCCAACTACACAATCCATCAATTATTCCGGTCTTATTGGAGTACTAGTCAAAGAAATCCAAGAATTAAAGAGAGAAATTCAAGCGTTAAAAGTAAGAACCCAACTATTAGAATCCATTAATAAAATTGAATAGATAAGTGCGAATAAATAAGTAAATCAATATAAATCAACATACAGTAAGCAGTACAATGTCTATCAGCACTTTGAAAAATAAAAACCAGCATCAAAGAGACTATAATCTTCTCTTTGATGAACCTACCCATAAATATACTATTACTACAGACCCTGACAGTAAATATACCTCAGTGACAACATGGAATCACAGTCATTTCCCGAAATTTGATGCAGATGTTATTATAAAGAATATGATGCGAGGCAAAAACTGGAATCCCGAGAATAAATATTGGGGTAAAACCGCACAAGAAATCAAGGATGGCTGGACTAAAAACGCAGCGGATGTTTCTGGGGCTGGCACCAATTTACATTATGAAATTGAATGTTTCATGAACCAAGAATTGCCAGAAGGAGTAGAATGTACTCATCAAGCTTTACTTGATGAGTATAACAGAAAACAAGACGCCGGTCAGATTCATATCTTACATGACGTAGAAGAATGGCAATTCTTCATCAAATTTATTATGGCATTTCCTCATTTAAAGCCTTATCGGACTGAATGGACCATATATAATGAAGAGGTTAAATTAGCCGGGTCCATAGACATGGTATATGAAAACCCGGATGGGACATTGATGATATATGATTGGAAGCGGTCAAAAGAAATTACGAAAAGCAATGGATTCGGAAAATACGCATTGACTCCGTGTATAGAACATTTGCCTGATACGAATTATTGGCATTATAGTCTACAACTTAATACATATAAGGCAATATTAGAGGCAAAATATGATAAAAAGATTACAGACCTCTATTTAGTCAGATTACATCCAAATAATACGAGAAAATCGTTTGATTTAATCAAAGTCGCAGATTTAACCGAAGAACTGCGTGAATTGTTGCAAGCGCGAATAGCGTAGTATTAGTTAGTATAATATATGTAAAAAAAGCTTAAAATCTACACGTATATATAACATAACAAATGGATTATTATTTTTTACTAGGATATGTTAACATTTTATGTTATATCTATGGAATATATTGGGTATACCTATATAATAAAGAAATAGACGTAGATTATTTTATTACGACTATACGTAATATTGTTGAACCCTTAGACGATATAAAAATAGAGATATTTACAACAGGTCTGCTTACATCAGACGAACCGGTCACCCGTATAATCAAATATGAAGAAAAATACATGGATGAATATAAAAAACACGATATAATAGAGTTATCAAAGGAACAGCTGGATAATTTAAAAAACAATATTATTATTGAAAAAACACCGCTAGGAAATATTATCATGTATTATAGTGTAGATAAAGGAGCTTTTGTATATTATTCGGATAGTACGATGCCATATCGTTATTTAGAAACTGCTGGACGCAGGTATGTTACGAGATATAACTGTAAATCCGTATTTGTGGATATGGACCAAATGATAAAAGAAGCTGAAGAAAAACTGGCAAATAAGAAAGATAAGGAGGAAAAGTTAAAAGAATTGAGAGAACAGGAGAAAGATTTAAAAAGTCAAGAGAATGCTTTGAAACCTGGCGAATTAGTTGCAACACCCAGCAAAAATGTATTCGCAAAATTTAAGACTTATAATAACGATTCAGTAAAGACCGCAAATATCAGCTCAAAGGTGAACCAAGGGGCTGCCATAAAATCAAATTCAACAAATACTGTTATAAATAATGATGCCGTACTAAAAGAAAACGCTAATATGTATTGCTGTGAAGGGAAACTGGCGAATTTTAATTTTTTGAAGAAAATAGATAAGAAATTGGTAGATAAACGATTAAATATGAGTTTTGCCGATTATAAAAGGCAAATGGAAAACCAAAATAAAATATAAGATAATGTTAACAGATGTCAGCCAATACTAAAAACCAGCGTGTTAAAGTAAATAACAGTCGTAAAATGAGAGGAGGAGGAGGAGAGCAATGTAGTCAGTCATCCATGATAGATTTTTTAATGGATGGGACGAATAATACGTTAAATTTAGCTAATTCTATTTTAGACCCTGAAATACTAAAAATAATAACTAAAAAATTAAATGACCCAGCAATAAGGGAAGAAATCAAACAAGACGTCAATAAATTTATAGATATTACGAGAGAGCCCGCCCAACAAATATTGGCAGAAGGGGCTTCTATTGCATTAAATACCGCAGGAAAAGTCGCCAGAGAAGGGATTCAAGTAGCACTAAATACGGCAGAAGCGGTTCCTGTTTTAGGGGCGGCTATAGGATTAGTAAGAGATGTAGATTCCGGATTTAAGGCAATGAATTCGGTGATTCAAGCCGGAGAACAATTCGTGATTACCTCTGCGAATTCTGCTACTAATGCCATGAATAAATTAAATAATTTTAGTCAAAATACGGATTCACGAATAAATTCGTCTTGGGGTGAATTTAATAATACAAATAAGGTATCGTTAAACCAGACACCAGGTCAAGTCCAACCACTAAATACACAACAACCGCCAGATTTAGAAAAAATGACACCTGCCGACCGATATCAGCTTTATTCGCCAACAACAACAACAACAATAACACCTCAACAAGACACAGACAAATTACAAAAAATGACACCTGACGACCGATATCAACTTTATACACAATCACCTCCTAAAAATAATACAGCACGAAAATGGTTTCAATGGAAAGGGAAGGGAGGAAAACGTTATACTAAACGACACAGGGGATAGGCCGTTTTTTAAGCCATGTTACATATCCGACGCTTTTCTCTATATTAAAAGAGGTCCCTAGGTGTTCTTGGGCTATTTTAAAGGCGATTTTTTCAAGGTCATTTAGTTGACTTATGTATTCTTCAATAGATGAGCTAGTAACCTGTACTTTTTCTGGCATGTTTTATAATAATATATTAAATATTATTATATTGTTATTCAATTTTACGGGGGCAAGCCCCCGTTAACCCCCAAGCTCAGCACAGCTGAGCAGGGTTGAGCCCTTTGGGTTCTGACCCAACTTTGTTAGGATATGATGTACAAAAAGAAGTTGGGGGGTTAACGGGTCAGAGACTTCGTTAACCCCATTACGGCTATAGTGCTAAATATAATTGAAAATACAAATGCGATACACCCCCATAATCCAGCACCAGCTTTGCGATAATATGGGTCTAAAGTATTTCCAAATACTTTATATTTATAAATAAGGATATCCGCAATATACCCTAAAGGGACTGCTATTATAAGAAATTTATATAATTCTGTTAGAGTATTAGGAGTGGAAAACCCAAATATAAATAGAGAGAACAAAATGTTTATTAGTAATACAACAACTACGGTTATTCCAGCATATATTCCAGTAAGTATGGATGAATTATAATGGTCAAAATATGATTTTAATGACTTGATAATTTCAGTAGAAGTTCTTAAATGTGATAAATAATTGAGTCCTATATCAGAAATAAACGCAATAATGAAATTTAATGTAATAAATAAGGTTGTATACATCCTTAGTATATAGAGGTATTATATTAAAGGAGGGTTTCAAAGGGAACCTTTACGGGGGCAAAGCCCCCGTGAACCCCCAACTTCGTTAAGGAGGGTTCCTAAGGGAACCTTGGTTCCCTTTAAAATTGAAACCTTAAATGTGGAATTAAGTTATCAATACACAACAATACAATGGCTACAACAGATAGCATGACAGATACTATTATATTAAATAATGCCAATATTTATCGTTATAAATTTACAGAGCATTTTATGGCACAACTTTATGTATTTTCCAAAATTCATCAGTACGACGATAGGCATAGTTTCAAGGATGCCTGGCAACTATGGATAGAGGAGAATGACGAACTAGTAAAAACAGAAGAACTCCGAATACTGAGACTAGGATATGAAGGTGATGTACTAGATAAGATGTTCAAAAGCGGCAGATATTATTTTAGAAAAAAGAGCACCATAGAGTCTGAACCAAAGAAAAGACGTGAGTATATTAATGTGAGTAAACGGTTGATTGAAACCATAGATATCCACGTTACTACAAGTAAGAGAATGAAACCGTCTGATGCGTTTGACCAGTTCTATAAAGAAAATACAGAACTGGTCAAAGAAGAAATTGCCTATTTGTCTAAATACCCTCTAGACATAATAGAGGATAAAATCAAGAAAACATATAAAAATAGATTCTTTATTGGAATAAATAAATAAAGATATTAACATATCGTTTATTATGAATTCATTATATCCATTATATAATAAACCAACTATTAATCATTATAAAAAACCAAATACTAGTCCATCTACCCAGGTTATATATATTACAGACAACCTAAAAAATGAGCTCCGAATAAAGACCGTTCTAGAAACAATCCCTTTTTTTTCCAATTATTTTTATACAATTACGACATGTCATAACATTATTGTGGACGGAATCACAAACGTCTTACCAAAATACGCATTAGTTAGTTATATGAACGTGCCTACTATAACATTAATAGAATATTTACATACAAATGCAAAGAAATCATTGCCGTATTATATTATAGAATCCTATAAGTATTTAATCCAGAGCATAAGCATGTTACAAACTAAGAATCTTGTTCATTTTAATATAAAGGGTGATACTATACTGTATAATCAACAAAAAGGCACTATACTATTATCCGATTTTTCTGTTGCGTTTACAATACCGCAACTTACTGTAAAAATCTTACTAACAAATGATGCTACGATTTATCATCCATTAGAGGTTCATGTTCTCATTTATATGAAAGATATGGACAAAACAAGTCTCTCTAGAAATGATATAGACCAAATAACGATGACGTATATAGGTAATAATCCGCATTTACAAAAATATCAACAAGAGTGTATTCAATTTCTAACTCCTTTTATAAATAAGGACCGAAATACTATTACTAATGAGATGTTAAAATATTCAAATACTTGGGATAATTATAGTTTAAGCATATTATACTTACAAATAGCTAACAATATATTACTTCCACTAGTGGAGATACTAGAAGAAAATATTTGTCCTAATCCGACGAAGCGTCATAATATAACTGAAACTATACAATTATTTGAAAATAGAGTTTTTTAATGTTTTCGGCTTTTGCGACCGCCTTTACGACTTTTACGGCTTTTTCTAGCCTTACGCGATTTCTTGGTGCTGGGTCCGGCAGTGCTGGGTGTTCCCTTTTTGTACTGTCCCTTTGCCTGAACCATCGCATCTTTTAATGAGAAATTAGGATTTTTGGCTTTGCCCTCCTTGAACACTTTGCTAACTAAATCATTCCATGCTGACATATTATATATTTAAACCAGATAAAAATATAATATTAGATTCTAAATCTAATACAAAAAATTGAAGATAATTTACCGAATGAGTAAAAATAAACAGATAACTAAAATGGCTACTATTCAATTTACGCGGTATTTATATTTAAAGGATGAGGTGGAGTTTGCATTGATTATTGCCATGATGAATAAAACGCAAGACAGTTTATTCTGGGCGTATGAACTTTACTACTCTGGATTAATAAAAGAATTAGTATCCGTACTGTTTATTATTTATTACGATTTTTATGCTACACTTAATCCTGGATTTGAAGCTTATATCTTGAAAAAATGTAAAACTCCTACACCTCTTACAATCGCACAAATCATTAACAATTTACTCATTCGTCCATCTAATTTGGACGTGTTCATGCTAAGACGTGAAGTAGCGGTTTATGAGCTAGAGGAAGTCAGTAAAGCAGAAGTAGGTCAACTATTTATAGATAAGAATTATACACAAATAGCAAAATACGTCCTAGAAGATTGTAGAGATATTCCGGATTTGATAACGCAAACTATTGCGTATTTTACAAAGATGTTGAAAACAAGTGTAATGATGGCAACTATAAAATCGTGTAACAAGCCTCATGCCTTACTAGCAAAGATTATGCACTATTATTCAGTGATGAACAATAATAAAATGGGGAAGAATTTATATCTGACAGTCCAGGAGTCAGATATTGTTATGTACGAAACTATTACGGATGAGGTCCCCTCGTATAAGGTGTTACAAACCGCATGTTTATATGGAATTGACGACCATCAGTATTTATCATTATTTGATTTACAGAGGAATAAATTGGTGTCACATCAGGTGTTACAGGAGTGCTATCATAGGCACTGGTTATATTACGCATCGTCTACGCCTATATGGTATGGACGAATTCTAGCATTCAATGGGAAAATAGACCATGCGAATAAAACGGTCACCTTTCCAGATGAAGAACGTAAAGATAGGGATACAACTGATTTTGAGGATTTTCATAACTTGTATGACTATGAGCCGGATGAACAAAAACAAGAGACGCAAGATAAAAATATACGACATCCAATACGCAATGAAAAGCCGCCGACTCCTACTTTGTTAGGATTAATAAATGTGAATGACTTTTGGGACGCGCCTGTATGGAACCCTACGGGGGCGTTGCCCCCGTGAACCC